GAACAAAATTATCTTCATCAAAAGGTACACTAAAAACTATTTCTTGTGGTGTACTTGACATACCTGCATAAAACATGTGGTCTCTAAAAGCTGCAACAAATTTAGCACCTGTAACTGCTGTACTTACTTCTCCACTTCCTGCTGATGTAATATCTGTGGCTGACATAGCAGAATTAAAAAAAGTTGGAGCATTATCTCCATCAACAACAACTAACTTATCATTACCATCAAAATTAAATCTTTCAAAGTTATATCTTGCTGCACTACTTCTACCTGTATCTCTTTCTGTCCAACTTTCTGATACTACATTATTTACTGCATGAGCTGCGGCACTTGTAGAACTTTGTGCCCTTGTTACTCCTGTAAAAGTTGTTGATGTAACGCCTGTATAAGTAAATATTTCTGAATTAATTTGTAATGTTCCACTAGAACTAAATCCTGTTGTACTGTCTACAGTTATAGTTCCTGAACCTGACATTGTTGTATCTGATGCTATAGCTGTAGCAAGTTCTGTAGAAGCAGAACTAAATATTTTTTGTCCTCTAGCAGCTACTATTTTATCAGCAAAATTTACTACCATTAATACTTCTTCGCTAGAAGAAGATGTTTGAGGTACAATCTGTCTTACATATCTTTGAAAGCCGTCTATTCTTCTATAACCACCATCTATATCAGGTTCAAAGTTTTCTAATTCTAATGCTTGTCCCGGTTGCATATTAAAGGTAGGTTGATTTAAAATTAAACCTCCTTGACATGCAAATGAAAAAGGTTGAACTCTTGAGGTATCAGGCATTAAGAAGTTACCTCACTTGTAAAATATCCTGCCATACTGTCAGGTTTAAATATAACTGTGGAACGAACATATTGATATTTATTTACTAATAGACTTTGCATATTTTTTATGCCTTGCTCAAAACGAGCAAAGTTTAATTGATACTGTTCTATTTCACCTCTGTATTGATATGTATAAGCAGTTGCTCCATCAATTACTACAGGAGCAAATCTATCGGGTATTGATGTAGTATCAGTTGCCGCTGACAAATCTGATGCAAATGTAAAGTAATCATATTTTAAAGCATATGTTTTATTAGGAAATGGGTATAGTAGATAATTATTATCTAATGTTCTAACAACATATAAAGGAACACCACCATTATCAAACTCTGCTACTTGTACATCATCTGCATGAGCAGCAGCTGTAGTTGAATTAGCACCTCTTGTAACACCCGTAAAAGTTGTAGAAGTTGTGCCTGTATAAGTTACTTGTTCATTTGCAATATGCAAAGTTCCAGAAGATGAAAACCCTGTTGTACTATTAACTGTAATTGTTGTAGCAGAGTCTGTTAATGAACCATTTAAATTAGTAGTAGTTACATCATCTTCCTGTGATATATATTTATCAACATACTCATTGTAATTCAACATGGTAAGACTGCTACCACTTGTGCCTAAATCTGTATCTTTAGTTATTCTAAATGTATTGTAGTCTGCATGTTTTGCATCTGTAGGCAAAGAATATCTAACTGTGCCCGGAACTAAAGTTTCTGTTTTAGTTGAATGATTAAAAGGATAATTAAACTCTCGTTGATTAATATATCTTATAGCTTCATTAATCGCATTTTTAGCTTGTATTTGTATTCCTCTAGCACTAGTAAATGTAGATGAAGTAAGTTGTACTTCGTTCATTCTAGCTAAAACACTATTAGTTAGCGTAAGATATGTTTGTGCCATTAAAAATCTCGTATTAAAAGGGTGACAAGTCTCCCTGCCACCCTATAAAAATTAAGCTGTTAAGCTAATTGGTCTCTATCGACTTCATCAGGCTTATCATCTAATCCATGACCTGCTAAATCAATAACAGTTGCATAGACTCTGAGTCTGCCTGTAGCTGGAGCAGCACCTGCAATAGTACAATCAATAGTATCAGTTGATGTGATAAATTGAGTGTAAGTTGAAGCTGCACTTCCTACAATAGTATTAGTTTGACCATTAGTTCCTGCTGCACAAAAACCTGTAGAGGTTATATCTGCACCATCAATAATGTCATCACCACCTGCAAAGTCCATGTCAAGAGTACAACTGCCTGTGAATGCTTTCATCACTTCTGCACCTGAATTTATGACTAAAGTATTTGCAGGTATTTCTAATACCTGAAAGACGTCTCCGTCTGAGAAAGAACCACCTGCTGCTACTAATGCATCAATATCAAGATAAGCCTCAATATTTCTCATTACATGAGTATTTTTAGCTGATGGCATTGCTACGATAGAATCGGAAGATACGCCTGTGGTATCTTTAGAAGTTAAATCAAAAGTCGCCATTTATACCTCCCTACGCTACGTTATATTTAGCAGTTACGATTGCTTCAGGTCGAAGAATCTTTCTGCCATATAAATGCATTCCACGAACAATGTCCGCAAAAGAGTCTGGGTCTCTGTAAGACTCAGTCTTTGTAATCTGAGAAGCCGAAGCTATAGCAGATGAATGCCCTGCCACGATAACACCATAGTTAGAGTTTTGGTTTGCAGAACCTGAAGTTCCCGGACCTGTACCAACTGAAGGTAAGTTATTTGACATATAGATATCAAAGCCGTGAAGCTGACCAACAGCTAAACCTGACCTTAATCCGCCTGACTCACCGAAGTCTGCATTGAGAAGTCTTGAGTCTTCATCTTTGAGAACTTCAATAAATGTTGGATGTAGGACAAGCCATCTGCCATCTGAATCCACAAACTGAGTATCAAGCAATCTAGCCATTCTAGCAATAACCTGTAAAGGTGTTGCTGTAGCAGTTGCTTGTGCAGTTGCACCGCCTAATCTTGGTGCGAGTGGGATAGAGTGGTCTCCAGCACTACCTGTAGTGATGTTGCTAAAGCTATCTTTTCTTAGCTTCATAGAAGTCAACAATTCATCAGAACCGGCTGTTGATACTGCTTTTGTGCCGCTAACGACATCATTTGCAGTTCCAGCTAAAGAACTAATTGCTGATTGCTTGAAACCAGATAAGTAACCAAGAACTTCCATATCATGCTGGTCTTTAAGTCTATATCCTGCTCTATCTGATGCAAGAGACTCAAAGTTTACATGACTATGTGCTTCTTCGATATCATCTATTTTAAATGCAAAATAATTTGCTTTGTCAACGACAAGAGAAAAATCTTCGTCGTCGAGGTCTTGTGGTTGAATGTTTACGCCACGGGCGTATTCCTTCACGGTGATTTCTGGTTCTTTAATAATCTTAACAGTATCACCAAAATTTGCAATTTCTCCGAAGTAATCACTATTAGTAATTGATTCAGCTACGGAAGATTTGCGGAAAGCCTGCTGAACTTTCTGGGAATAAATAATTGGACTGAAATTACCATTAGGTAGATTCCCGTATCCAGCAGCAGTTTTAAAAGCCATAATATTTCTCCTCGGGCTATAATACTACAATTTCTGAACACATATGAAAGACCAGACGTACAGGTATCCGAAAGGGGCTGAACAAAACTGGGTAGTTTCTCAGAGTCTAAAATCGTTTTTATGTAGGGTAAGAGTAGTCGTCCAATGAACGAGGTCTATTGTGATACTATATTTTACCACATTTTTCTACATTTGCAAAGAAAAAAATTAAGTAGCAGGTCTACTTACGTCATAAATAAAGTCTCCTGACCTTATTGCAGACATAATTGCTTCCTCATTTTTTTCAAACTGTTGAGCTGTCATCTTAGCAACTTGCGATTCTTTAAATTGATTTGATTGCTTTTCTTTAGTAGGTGCAGGATTTGTAGAAGTTCCTTTTGATACAGCTTTTGCCGCATCTTTATTACTAAAAGTCTTTTTAGTTTGGGTCATACCCATGTCAGCTTTATATAAATCAATCGCTCTTGCAGCAGCTTTTGCATCACTATCGTTTTCATATAGTGCTTGTTTTATTAAATTAGGTTGTGTTTCAACCCAATCATGAAACTTTTGGTCATTTCTAATCTCATCAAAATCAGGATGAGATGACATAAGTTCTACTTCTGCTCTAGCTCTATCTGCATGTGCTTCTTTTTCAGCTATAATTTTCATACGTTCTTCTAATGAAGAATCTAATTCTTTTGCTTTTTTAGTTGCAATAGTTTCTATAACTTTTGCAACATCGGGATACTTTGATGACCAAGCCGCTAATTCTTCTTCAGATTTAGGCATTTTAATTTCTTTATTAACTGTGCCTGCAACTTGTTCTTTTAGTTTAAGTATCTCTTTTTTATACTCTTCTTCTTTTTGTTGAGAGTATCTGCGTAAATCGCCATATCTCTTTTTAAATGTTTTTTCTTCAGGATTTAAAGATTCTGTTTCTTCAACATCTTTCTTTTCTTCTTCTTCCTGTTGCAATGCCGCATCTCTTTCAGCGACTAATGATTTTAAATTCTCTTCTTCAGAGTTATCATTACGTTTATATTTAATAGGTTTTTTTACTATTTCTTTTTTAACAGCTTGTTCAGCCATAGTCTTCTCCTCTTTAGAGCCACCAGTTGCCTGTTAGGGGTGATGGGTAGCCAAAGTACGACCTAAGTCGTGAAAGTATTATATGTCTTTAGAAACAAAAAGTCCAGTAATAAAAAACTGTACAGTTCTAAAGTAGTAATTTAATCTCAGTTTTAAACCCTTTTTAAGTCCTCTGCCAAAAGCGACAAAGTCTTTAAACTCTTGATAAAATTGTGACGCAGTATCTTGCTCAACATGTTTGCTTGCCAAGTATCTATAACCTCGTCTAAATGCTTCGCCATACCATTTACCATGATATGTTCTTTCGCACCATATCTCTGCTTTAGCTTTTTCCATTGGACTAAAGCCACCATTAGCTACACCATGTGTTGCAATAACACATCTACCACCTTTATCCTCTTTTTCTTCTTTTTCTTGTTTAGGAGGAGATGAAGCGACAACAGTTCCGGGGTCTCCCGCAACTCCCGGTCCTTCCGGCTCAGGTTCTGATGATATATTTATGCCACCTATTGGAGTTCCTTGTGTAGGAGGTCTATCCTCTTTAGGAGGAGTAGGTTTTGGAGGAGGAGGAGCAATAGGAGTAGGTTTTGGAGGAGGAGGAGCAATAGGAGTAGGTTTTGGAGGAGGAGGAGCAATAGGGCTTGGTGAAGGGGTTACAATAGTTCCGGGGTCTCCTGCAACTCCCGGTCCTTCAGGTTCAGGTTCAGGAGAAATACTTATTCCTCCTATCGGTGTTCCTCCACTAGGTCTATCAGGGTCAGGTGATGGAGAAGGTGGAAATGGAGCATCTTCACCACCATCATCATCAGTGCTTTCATCATCTGTAGGGTCAACAGTGCTTACTAGCTTAGGCTTAACTATTCCTTGTTCAATAAAAGGATTAGATGTTCCTATTTTAGTTACATCAATGCCTTGACCTCTCTCTGCGTTTTTTTCTATTTCTGCAGCTACATCAGCAGCAGCTTGTTCTAACCCATAAGGTATAAATTCAAGTTGGTTTCTACTTTGATTAGCAAGTTTAATATCAGGAAAGAAAAAATCTCCAGAAACTTTTTGTCCCATTACTTCATAATTACCATCTTTAATAAATTGAATAGCATCACTAGGCTTTCTAAAATTACCTTGTTCCATAGCTCTTTTAATAGCTGTTTGATATCCTTGAACTCTTTGATTTTCGCTTTGTTGCATACTTTCAAAAGATGTAGCGTCATCTCTAGGGTCTTCACGTACATCTTCAACTAGCTTAGCTGGAGTTGTATCGACAGGTTTTGGAGGCTCAACTGGGTCTGGAGTTTCTTCAGGAGGATTAATGATATCTCTATACTCTCCTACATTAGGAGCAACAACAGGTTGTCGTGGGTCAGTAACAGGCATATAGGGAGGCATGCCATAATATGGAGGCATTCCATAAAAAGGAGGAAAGCCAAATCCCGGCATAGGCATAGGCATAGGTTCTACTAAAGACTTTGCTTGATTCTGTAATCCTGTTCTAACAAACTTAGAAGAGGCTGCATCACTAAAAGCTTTTCCCGCACCTGCGGCTAAAGGTTGAACAAGGCTAGCTAAACCTCTTTGTGCTTTTTTAATTCCTGTATCATAATTAATTTGTCCAGCATCTTCCATCTCTGCTAATCCCATAAGGGCTTCTCGTCTTAATCCTTCATATGTACCAAGTCCATGATATCGTACAACATTAGCAGGAACAACTAATTCACCTTCACTCATTAAGACATGTTGGTCATCAGCTACTTCATCTGCTGTTGCTCCCGGAGGTGGGTCTTTTGGTGTGCCCATAGAAGCTTCTTCATAAGCTGGCATAGGAGAGCTACCAAGTCCTATAATAACAGACATACCATCTTTATCTTCTTTTGTACCTCCACGTTTCATAGGAACTGGTTGATTCATTTCAGGAGCAGGAGCAGCTAAACCTTGAGCAACTTGTAATGCAGGTTCATTTGGAGCAGGAGTTACAGGTGTTTGTCCTGTATTCATATCTTGTGCTGCTTCTTCCTTTTGACTTTGTGTTAATACTTGTTGTAAAGCAACATCTCTTGGGTCTTCTCCCGGATTAATTTTTGCAATTTTTGGTACTTCAGGAGGAGGCATTAATGCTGCTGGATTACCTGCTTTTGGTCCACCTCCTTGTGGTGGTGCTGTTGCTTCTGTCATTGGCAATGTTGCTTGCCCTCTTTGTGCTCTTGTTGCCATTATTGCTCCTCCTTTGGCTTTTCTTTGTGGTATGGCATCACTTAATGCTTTTGAAAATTCTGTAGCATTTCTACCTTCTGGTACTAATAGTCCATCACCCAACTCTTTGGCTTTATCTACTGCTTCTTTATCAGTTAATTTATAAAGTTCACCTTTATCATTCATTCTAATAGTTGGAACTAAATATATTTTTCCATCTATTTCTACATCAATGGTTTTCATAGTTTCATTATCATCAGTCATTGGTGTATTGGGATTAAGTGCCCTTAACAACCAAGATGGTAAACTACTTTTTTCCATTAGCTAATACTTCGTCTCGTAGAGTCTTTAATCTTTTTAACTCTCTAATTGCACCTTGTGCCATGTGAACTTCTCTAATATCTTCTGTCTGTTCTAACACCTTGTGCATATCTTCTATACGGGACTCCATATATATCTCTAATGAGTCCATATTCTTTTTTACATTTACAAATGACGCTAGCTTGCGTGCAACATCTACTATCATTGTGTTCCGCCAAGTAGCTGTTCTAATCCTTGTGCAGCTTGTGGTTCAGCTTGTGTCTTCGGTGCACTAAATCCTTGTTCGCCCGGAATAGGTGCTTGTCCAACACCCATGTTACCTCCACCACCACCTGATGGGTCAGCAGGATTTATTCCTTGTGCTCCTCCTTGTTCGCCACCACCATCATCATCTTTAAGACCACCTGCAGCTTTAATTATTTCTGCTTGTATAAATGCTTCACGTTCATCATTAATTAACTTTTCAGCATCTAAATCCATAGCTGCACCTAGTTCTCTTAATATAACTGGTATTTTTAGATATGGTGCTACAGCAGGGTTATTACCAATTTGCAATAATTGTAATAGTCTTTGGCTTCTAACTTCATTCTTCATTAGACTTTCTGTACCACGTGCTTTAACTTCTAAATCGCCACGTGCTTCAGGGTCAAAATCAAACTGCATATTAAATGC